CCTTGTTGCCGATCCACTCCTTCTCGTAGCTGTCACGCTCCTCGACGGTCATCACACGGATGCCGAGCACCAGCGGCTTGCCGCTGGCGTCCTTCCACTCCCGCACCGTCACCTTCAGAACGGACAGATCGTCCGAGGCGAGAATCTGGGCGGCGAGTTCCTGCACAGTCAGAGCCATGGCATCTCCTAGGGTTGGATCCTTAACGTGACGGTGTACCGTGCCACGTCATTGGCAATGCCCTGGAGCGTGAACTTCTCGAGCACGGCGGTGCCAGAGTAGGCAAGGCCACCGCCCGCAATCGAAACCGCAGCACGCTTGGCGTACTTGGCCGTCGAGATGTTCGCAGTCGTCAGGCACGATATCTCTATAGTGCCAACGTCAAGCGTCCACGTACTCGCACGAGCCAGCGGCAGCGAGCCGCCGTGAGTCACGCGCAACTCGGTGACTTCACCGAATGACACGCCGTCCCACGTCGCCGTGACGCCCGCTGCGTATGTAGCCATGACGGGGCTCCGTCATGGACTACGAACGGGCAATGCGGAACGTCACCTGGCCTCGGATAGCGTCCTGCGTCGCCAGCGTCAGCGTGGAACTCTGGACAGTTCCAGCACGGGCGAGCAGCTCGGAACCACCCACGACGATCTTGATCGTGCCCGTCGATCGGTCTGCAATCAGCGTCTTCCCAACGTAGTCAAACTGCACGGTTTGCCCGGTGTCGCCAGACGCCGAGCCGGCCAGCGGCAGGTCGAGAGTCTTGGCCGTTTCGCCAGCTGTCTGGCCCAGATGGGCCACGTTGATCTTCTCGTCCTCCGCAGTCGGATCGGTGGCAGAGATGACGACGTTCGTGACGGTGTAGACCGTGTTGGTCGTGGGCCACGTCACCACCGTACCTGCACCATCATGCGGCGTCTCGAAAGACATCGTTCAAATCTCCTGCCAGAGGATCGAATACTGTTGGTTGACCGTGAGAATCGGCGGCAAGTCGCCTCCCGCCAGCTGCACCACGCCGTCCGATTCCGTGTCCAGAGACACGGTCCTGACGCTCACGTAGTTTTCCACAGCCGTGCCGTACCCATCCAGAACCGATCGGCATCGGTCGGCGATGTCCCGGGCCTCGCCGTACGTCTCGGCGTACACGTCCACCGACAGCAGCACGACGCCCATTCCCATCGGGCCGGATAGCGTCTGCGTCCGCTGGATGCCCGTGCGACGCCAGGTGATGAACGGCAGATCCGCCGAGGCCGGTGCCACGACGGGGTAGACACGCTGGCCCACGACAGCCGCCACGGCGGGGTCGGCCACCAGGGCGTTAGCCAGCAGCTGCTCAGGTGACTTGAGTGGCATGGTGGCTACCCTCCGATGATGCCGCTGATGGTGCCGGTGCTGGACTGCGTGATTTTGGAAATGGCGGCCTCTATCGAGATGCTCAGCTCACGCCGCAGGATCTCGGCCACTTGGTTCTTGGTCTGCTCGTAGGCGGTCTGCACGGGCGGGCGGCCGGCCACACCACCTGGCCGAACTCCCGGCAGGCGGATTGCCCCCTGGCCCTTCTTGCCCTTCATGAAGAAGGCGTAGGGCTGAGACTTGCTGCCGTCGGGGTAGATGTCGAACGGTCCACGGGCGGCCAGGCTCGATGCGATGACGGCCCCCTGGCCCTTCACTTGGTGGGCACTGACGGTGGCCACCTTGCCAGACTTCATGCGGCGGGTGTGCGACTTTCGCTGGTAGGGCTTGTCCGAGAGCTTGGTGACTTCCCGCTCCTTAGTGCCGAACTCCAGCCACCACTGATGAAAGCCCCGTTCCTTGCCAATCCGCACGCTGCCAGCGGTGGCGGTGCCACGCTCTTTCTGAGACTGCCGGTAGCCGATCAGGCCCACGGCCGCCCCGTCCTTCGGGTACTTAACCGTTTTGTAGTGGGCAGCCCGCTTGAGATTGCCGGTGGGGCCCACGGGCGTGACTTCTCGCAGCCGCAGGTACGCCGGCCAGATGGCCTTCTCCAAGGCCGCCTCCAGCGTTGCAGCAAGCCCGGCACGGCCGTCTTGCCCGAACAGGTTCCGCAGCTGCTCGGTCTTTTGCTTCAGGTCGGTGGAGTCCACCGTGATCAAGATGAAGGCCACTAGATCGCCTCCTGGCACAGCAGCTCGTGCTCGGTGCGGTTGCCGTGCTCGAGGATGCTGACGATCTCCAGCGTGCGGCCACGCCACTGCAGACGCATCTGCTGCGTGAGTCCGGTGAGATACCGCATCCGCACCCGGTGGCTGGCCTCGGTCTGCTGCTGGCCCTGCAGGAAGAACTCCCGGGCCGAGATGCCCTCGACGCTGGCCCAACGCTCAGCGAAGGTGCCCCACGTCTGCGTAGCCTCGCCCAGCGGCGTGCGGCTGTCCGTGGCCTGCTGCACCGTCACTCGCTCTCGGAGCCGGCCAGAGTTCATCAGTCTGGCCCCCACATGATGAGCTTGTAGGTGCCGGTGCCAGCCCCAGCCAGCAACTGGGGCACGGGTTCGCTGTCAGCCATCTGCGTCACGGCCACCTCGCCGTTGGACGAAATGAGCCGCCACGCATCGTCGCCGCCGTCGTTGAGGGTGCGGCGGCTAGAGCCGCTCCACGCAAAGGCCAGCTTCAGCGGCGAGCCCAGCGACACAAGCGTGCCGGCGGCGTTGCGGTACGAGCCGAAGTTAATGGACACGCTCGAGGTTCCGGCGGTGCCGGTGACGGCCACGACTTCGCCCGAGGTGTACCCGGTGACGGACTGCAACGACTGCACCTTCAGCCTGGCCGTGCCAGACGTGTCGTGGAAGAGGGCGTCAACAGTGATGCGGCCGTCGATGCTCATGACGCAGACCACACCAACACGGTGTATTGCGTGGTGCCAGCAACTCCAGCGACAGAGATAGACTCCTGTTCGTCGAGGTTGCTTGTGCAGACGTGGCCTATAGAAACGAGATGCACGCTGCCATTGGATTGAGTCAGCCTGCCACCGTTTCCACTTGCATGAAAAACGACGTGGCCGTCGCTCGGAGCCACTGTCACCAAGTTGCCGGCAGCGTTTCTGTATGTTGTCGGTGCGAATTGCAGCGTGACCGCCGTGCTGCCGCACGTTCCGCTCCAGTAGGCCACGGTGCCAGACGCATAGAAGTCGGCATCCTGAATTGAGAGCACGTTGATTGCGTTGGTGCCGTCCTTGTCGTGGAACAAGGCGTCCACTGTGATCCGGCCTTCAATGCTCATCGGTACGATCCCCAGCGTTGCGAGTCGAGAAGCGACTTCACGCCGAACTCGATCTCTTTGGAGATGCTGCCGGTGAGCACGCTGGAGCGTGACTCATACCAGTGCCCAACGAGCATCAGGATGGCGTGGCGGATTGCGGCTGGCACGCTCGTGCCGCTGGCCCCGTAGCCGGCCCACCACGTCACAGCCACGGCGTTGTAGTCGTCGAGGTTCGCCGGCCACGTTCCGGCACGCAGCTGCCGCACCACGCCAGGCGTTGAGTTGCGGTCCACTCGGTACGCCGTCGTGGACAGCGTGGCCGTGGAGTCGTCGCCCAGCGTGTAGGTGAGCGACACCGCCGTGGCTGTGCCGCTCGTGGCAATCGGCGGCCGGGGCAGCTCGATCTCGTAGGGGAACGAGTCCAGCCGCATCGTCCACTGCGTGTTGATCAGCGTGCGGTCCAGGTACTGCTCGCACCACTCACGGGCCGCCGTGATCAGCGTAGAGATGTAGGAATCGTCGTCGCTGATGTCCACACGCAGATGGGCCTTGGCCTCGGATACCGAGACGGGCTCAACCGCCGGCGGCGTCGCTCTGGTCAGGCTGCGGTACTGCACGGGGGCGTCCTCGTTTCCTGGGCGTGGCGTCGGCCGTCTCGGCCCGGTGCTCGATGGCCGCCGTCTCGATGGTCTGCTGCTTGTCCTCGACGGCGATGCCTCGGCTGATCCAATCGTTCGCCATGCCGTCGGGAACGTCCGGCAGCACCTGGCCACGCTTGTAGTGCCGGTAGCTCATCAGCATCCTTATCTTCATGATTCCCCCACCCTCCATGCAGTTTCGGGCCGCTTGCTCGTACTGGTGAACTCATTCGCCCACTGGAACACGGGCGTGGTCAGGTTGCGGCCGGGCCACGTCACGACGTACTCGCCGTGTCCCAGCACGACCCGGGGCGAGACGAAGATCCGGTTGCCGCTCTCTCGCCAGTTCTTCCACCACCAGATGTCGGGATCTAGCCGGCCGTCGCCCCACGAACCCTCGGGGTCTGGCTTCGACCAGAACCACGGTTTCTTGGTTCGCTTGAGTGCGGCCGTGCTGATCACCGTGAGGCCGAAGTGGGCCGTGTCCACCTCTTGAATCGGCTCAGCAAACCACGACGGTGGCAGGCTTGTGTGCCCGGCATCCGGCGGCGAATCCAGCGTGCCCTTGAGCGTGAGCATGGGGCGGCCGTCCTCACGCTTGGTTTGCAGCCCCGTGATCGCATCGCACTGAAACGTCATCGCCATGGCGAAGAGCGTCTCCACGTCTTCCTTGGTGAAAAACGTGTCGTAATCGATGGCGAGCAGGTACTCGGCCTTGTCGATGAACTGCTCGAAGACCCGGGTGTTCACTTGGTCCCAGAAGCAGCCCGTGCCGAGAGTCGGCCGGATGCCCAGCGGCATCAGGGCCTGAGCCCAGGCGAAGAAGTTGCTGGTGAACCCCAGCCGGGGCATCGACAGCACGGCCTCGACTCGGATATCCACCTGCGTGTCACCGACACGGACGAGCATTGTGGCCCCTCAAATGGAAACGGCTGGCAGAGCGTAGAGCCCTGCCAGCCGTCCACTGTGCCGCATGTGTCAAGCGATCAGCCGCTGACGAGCGTGCCGACGTTCTTGGTGGCCGCCGAGACCGGAGCCTCTTCGGCACGGCCCAGCCGGGCCACGCTGTTCACCGCCACGGTGTTGCCGGGCGAGGTGTACAGCGTCAGGAAGCGACGCTTGCCACGCATGTCCACGTTGAACCGAGCCACGTAGCCGACGTTCGCCCCGGTCGTGGTGCCAGCCGCCACCGTGAAGTCGGTGCCGCCCACGAAACCGCTGATGTTTGTCTGGCCGGTGCCGGTCACGTCGTGCTGCGTCAGCCGGAGAACCGGAGCCGCATTGCTGGTGGTCGCCGTGTACGGCGAGTACACCACATCGATGGACACGTACTCGAAACCGAGGGTGTCGATCTCGTGGCTGTGGGTGGCCGAGGCCGCCACACTCGCCGCCGCCTTGGCGTCCGTCTTCGTTGCCGCAATCTGGATCATGGGAGCAGTTCTCCGTGGATGGAACTAGGTTCAGGACGCCGCAGTCTTGAGCGCGATGACCGGGCCAGCCTCGGTCGTCGAGCCGAGCGAGTGGAACACCGCATTGGCACGCACGATGCCGGTCACGAGGGTCTGGTCATACTCGACCAGCCGCTCCTGGCTGACACGCAGGGCGTAGCCCTGACGCAGGCCGAGGGCACCAGCCATGGCCATGTCCCCGAACAGCACCTTGATCTTCGACGCATCCGCACCGAGCGTGCTGTTCATCACATGCACGAGCGTCACGGGGTAGCCGAGGAACGTCAGGCCGAAGCCCTGTGCCACGCTGGCGTTGCCACCCTGGCCGAGATCCAGCCGCTGCATCGCAGCGTGGTAGCCGGCCGGCGAGATGTACCACCGGGCACCGGGCAGGGCGTAACGCGGAGTCTTCGCCAGCACGGCAAGGAAGTCTTCCTTGTCGAGCGTCTCGAATCCCGTGTTGCCGGGGGCCGCCGTCGCCACGCTGGCGGTGTACGGAGCGGTGTCGATCTTGACCGCCACGCCATGGTGGCCGCCGAAGGCCGAGGTGCCCGTACCCGTGAACACCGCTTCATCGAGGGCCTTGGCAACCGCAAGGCTGTGCTCCTGGGCGATCAGGTCGGCAATGCCCACGCCGTCGGCCCACAGTTCGTTGCTGATCTTCGTGGCCACGCCGAACTTCTGGGCGACCAGCTGCACCTGCGTGCCGGTCATGTCGCTGTAGGTGAACTCGCTGCCTTCGCCGAGCCACGCGCCGGTGACGCCGGTGAGCCGCTTCGGGATCATCAGCGTGTCGCTGGCCATCGAGAAGTTCTGGAGAGCCCCGGGGGCCACCCCATAGGTTTCGACGTTGCGCAGAATTTCCTCAGCGACCGGCTCAGGCACGGCGAAGCCGCCGGTGCTGTTGACGCCTTCGACCATCGTGCGGCTCTCGACGCCGTGGTCAGCACACCACCGACGGGCGTTGTCGTCGCCGGCGAACTTGGCACGCAGCCACATGCCGAAACGGTACGCCGTCTCGTGCGAGCGGAACGCCTTGAGCTTGCGGCCGTCCCGCACCGGCTCGATGCGATTCTCGACCGCACGCACCTCGGGGGCCGGCGAGCAACGCTCGGCCACGCTGCGGAGATTCTTGGCCGACTCGACCACCTTCACCTCGAAGTCGATCGAGGCGGCGAGCCTCTGAGCCCGCTCGGTCAGGCCGGTGAGCTCCGCATCACGGGACTCGAGGTCGGCCTGGTTGTCGGTCTGCAGGGCCGTGAGCGAGTCAATCCGCTCGGCAACGTCGGTGGCTTCGGCGCGAAGAGTCGAGAGGCGGTCCATGTGTGATCTCCAGCGGCGTGATTGCCGATGGAGTCCACTGTGCCGCTACGCACCCGGCCTCTTGCAGAACCTCATTTGAGAAACTGTTGTTTTCACAAACGCCACCGCACGAGCACCGCACCGTGGGCAACGCAGATACCGCTGCCGTTCATCGCCGCAGGCACGACTAGAACGGCACCGCAACTTCTCGCCGCAGGTGCAGCGGGCCTCAGACATTGCGAAGCCTCAGCATGGCGGCCCACGCCTGGGCGACGCCACGCATGGCCGAACGCACGGCAGGCGGGGCCGCTGGCTCGCCCTGTGACGCCAGCCACGCCTCGTAGGAACGCATGGCCACGCCGGCACTCGTCTGTGGGTACGCCGGCACCAGCACCGGCCCAACGTCGTACAGGCCCGAAACCTCTCGGATCTGCCGCACGGCCTTGCCGTCCTCGCCGGTACGAAACGACTCGTGCTTCGGGTCCACCGTGAAGGCGAACGACGAGCCACGCACATCACGCCGCTGGATGAGTTCGAGCACGTCGGCCCGGCTCACGGGCGGCGTCACCACGTACCGCAAGCCCTTCTCGTCACTGGACAACTCCAGCGTGCCAGACGACGTGCGGCCCAGCACGATGTTGCTGTCATGGTTGAACAATGCGACCACGTCGCCCTTGCCACGCTGGCGGCCGAGAATCTTGTCGAACGCACCCGGCAGGATCTCCTCCTTGAACCCGCCCAGGTCGAGGCTCAGCCGGTTGTACACGGCGGCGTAGCCAACGATGGCGGCCCGGCCGTCGGCACGGCTCTCGACCACGAGCTCGTTGTCATCCTCAAAGGCGAAGTCCCGGCGTTCAATCTCCATCGGTCTGCTCCTCTGTTTCGGCGTCGTCCTCGAGCTCGTCAGCCGGGCTGTCCTCGGCTTCGACCACCGGCGGCTCGGCAACCGGCTCCGGTGCAGGCGGCTCCTCGCCTGCCTTGTCCAGCGTGGTCATGTTGAGTTGGATGAAGTGCTTGTCGCCCTCGGGACCGAGCGGGTTGAGATTCTCCATCTCACGCACTTCGTTAATGCTCATCCAGCCGTTTTGGATCGCCGAGACGTAGTAGGCCGAGCGGCTCGCGTGGTCGCCACGCAGCAGGCCGTTGGCGTTGTGCTCAGCGAAGTACTTTTCGTCGTCGTCAATCAGGTCACGGGCAATGGCCGCTTCCCATCGCTTGAGATGACTGAGAAGGCAGTGCTGCACGAACTCGGTGCCCTGAACTTCAATGTTCGAATAGGTACTGCGGGTGAGATCCTGAATCATGTGCGGCGGCACACGAAACGCCCGGCAGATTTCGATGACTTGGTATTGGCGTGTCTCAAGGAACTGGGCCGCCTCGTTGCTCTGCGAGAGCTCGTGGGCCTTCACGCCGTTCGGCAGCACAGCCGTCCGGTGGGCACGATCCGGCCCACGGTGCATCCGCTCCCACTGCTCACGCAGACGCTCGGCCGCCTCGACGGGAATCGGGTTGTCGCTCTCCAGCACGATGCCGGGCCGGGCACCGTTGCCGAAGTAGGTGGCCCCGTGGGCCTCCAACGCCTGGGCCAGGCCGATGGCGTTTTGGAACAGCCGGTACGTCGGAATCGGGTGAATGCCGTCGCTCGTCGTGTACCGCAGGGCGAAGATCTGCTCTTGGCGGTACACCGTCTGCCGGCCATCCGGCTCACGGTAGAGGTAGCGAATCTGGCCGTTCTCCAGCCGCTCCTCCTCCATGCGTGAACTGTGCAGCGGCCAGAGCTCGCCGACCGTGCCGCGGGGGCCGGGCCGCTTCTCGGCGTACGACGCCCCGTAGTGCAGGTAGAGCCCGGTCATCCAATCCCGAAACTCCTGAGCCGTCTGCCACGGATTCGGCTGCGTGTGCAGCAGGCGGTACAGCGGGTGCTCGGGCACCTTACGCTTGCCGCCCGTCGTCACTCGCTCGTACAGGTGCAGCGGCAGAGACGAGACCGAATCCGAAATGACACGGATGCACGCCGTGTAGGCCGAGCAGGCCATCGAGGTGTCGGCGTTTACCCGGATGCCGGATGACGTGCGGCCGCCGCCCATCTCGCTCCAGTCGATGCCACGGAGCTCGTGCATCCGGTAGTCGTTGGTGGCTGTCTCGCTCATAGCGTGATGATGTCCCAGGTGCCTGCGTTTGATGACGATGTTGCGTAGACGCCTGCCGCCATCACTAGAGCCACAATGCCGTCAATCCGCTCATGGCTTCGCTGCTTGCTCGGCTTGATGTTCTGCCCGTCTGTCTGAATCGCCACGTTTCCTGCCTGCCACGTCAGCACTTCGTGGCCGCCGTGCAAAAGCTTAGAGCCGCAAATCCATGCCTCGACCTGAAGAGAAGGCGCTGACATGGAGCCGTAGCCCTGCCCGAAACCTACAACGGGCAACCCGTCCTCTTGCAGCAATTGCGTGAGATGAGTCGAGTTCCAGCGATCCACAGCTATCTGCCGAAACCCGTACTTCTTGGCCAGGTCGTTGATGTCGGCACGCACTTGCGAGTAGTCCGTGACGTTGCCCTGTGTGACGTGAAGCAGGCCCTTCCGCTGCCACACGTCATACGGCACCTTGTCTCTACGGACTCGCTGGTGCAGGTTCTCTTCAGGAATCCAGAAGTGCGGCTCCACCCAAAAAGTGCCGTCGTCCAGCGGGAACAGAATCACGAACGCCGTCGTGTCGAACGTCGTGGCTAGGTCGAGCCCGGCAAAGCAGTCACGGCCGGCAAGTGGCACCGGGCAGGGCGTGTTGCCTTTCGCCCAGTTATGCATCGCAATCCAGCGGGTATCCTGCTCTGTCCAGCAATTCAAATAAAGTTGCTTAAAAGTGTTCTCGTATGCAGGCATCTCAACCGCCCGCTGACACTCGCTTCTGAGAAAGTCGAGCTTTACTGAAACGCCGAGATTCGGATTGGCAATAGCCCACGTTTTCTCGTCCTTCCAATCGGCTGCAGGATCGGCACAGTAGATCGCCGGCAGAAACGTCTCGTCTTTGATCGCCCCGGTGCGGACAGCCTCGGCGTACTTCCACACCTCCCAGCACACCGACTTCTTGTCGTGGCCCGCCGTCGTCAACGCCACCGTGAGCGGGTTGCGTCTGGCCCCCTGGCTCGAGAGCATCACCTCCCACATCTCACGGTTGCTTACATGGAGCTCGTCGAAAATCACCGCGTGAGCCGAAAGCCCGTGCTGGATTCCAGCCTCGGCAGAAAGTGCCTTGTAGGTGGCGTGCGTGGACTCTCGCACGATGGCGTTGCGATACACCTTGAGATGCTGCCGCAGCACCGGCGACTGCTCCACGGCGATGCGTGCGGTGTCGAACACCAGCCGGGCCTGATCTCGTGAAGCCGCACACGAATACACTTCCGCCCCAGGCTCGTCCTCGAGCATGCACCTGAGTGCGATGCCAGCAGCCAGCGTGCTCTTGCCGTTCTTGCGTGGCAGGGCCAGCAGCGACGTGCGTACCTTTCGCCGGCCGGCGTCCTCGGCGAACAACGCCCGCAGGTAGTCACGCTGCCACGGCTGGAGCAGGAACGGCTTGCCACCGAGCTCGCCCTTGGCGTGCGTCAGGTGCTTCTCAAAGAACCGCACCGCTAGGCACGAGGAGCACTTATTGCACGGCTTCTCAGCCGAACATGAGGCGGTCTTCGTCGTCGTTGGACGCTGCTTGCTCAACGGCAGAGACTCTCGCCAAAGCGGACGCCGTGAGGCCAAACTGCTCGGCGAACCGCAGCATGTGCAGGCGGGCGTCCTTCTTCCGATACCAGGCCGGGTGATTCATCACCCTACCCTTGTCGTCCATGAACGTGGCCCCGTGCTGCTTCAGTTCCGCCTCGGCCTTCACCATGTCGGCCAGGGCGTCGCAGTAGGCGGCCAGCGTGTGCTGGTGCCGCATGCTCATCACCTTGGACGCCTCAAGCATCGGCACGATACGTTGCCACTCAGCCCGGCCGATCTCGCACAGGTAGTTAGGCGGCTCAGGAATGCCCGCCGGTGCCTCAATGCCGCTCTTATGCGGGCCTCTAACGCGAGAGCCCCGGAGCTTAAGAATCGGCTTAGGCGTCGGCTTTCGGCCCTTACCCATCACGCTATCCGCAGGAACGCTGGAAACCGTGGCACGCCGGCGTCTGTCATCTGCTGGAACTTGAACGTAAACACGGTGCCAACCCGTGGCGGCTTACGCCGCAGCGAGTCCGTCAGCCCTGACGATAAACGGAACACGGTGCCGTCTTGCATCCGTGCCACCAGAGCACCAACGCTGGAGCGGTTGCGGCCCGTGCCCGGCTCGTACCCGATCACCGTGGCCTCAGCGTCCAGGAACGTCTTGACCTTCAGAAGCGAGGCCGACCGCTTCGGCTGGTACGCACTACCCGGCTCGCGGAGCATCACGCCTTCGCCGCCTGCCCGCACGATCTTGGACAGCACGGCAGCGAGCTCGTCACGGCCGCCGCACCGCTGCTGCTCGAGCACGAACGCAGGGCCGGTGCTTCCGGTCAGCACGTCACGCAGCAGCTGCTGCCGCTCCTCGAAACCGCCAGCCGCCGCCGGGGCGTCGAACACGGCGTATCGGATCGGCCGCCACGACTCAGCGTCGATCCGGCGGTACGCACCGACCACGCTCTGAAACGTGCCACGGCCGGCCCACAGTTCCCCGTCGAGGCTGACGCCACGCGGCAGCGACGACACGAACGACGCCGGGGCGTTGATCTCGTTGCCCGCTCTCGTCGCCAGCGTGTACCCGTCCCACACCGCACGCACGCCATCGAGCTTCTCGCTCATCCACCAGCCGGCCGGGTCGCTGCCGGCCCAGTTCTTCGCAAGCATCACCGACATGGCACGCACCTCCAGAGATGCTGAAACATACGCTCATCATCGGCCCATTTTCAACTGGCCACCGCATGCGTTTCGTGCCTGAAAAACAGGCTCCAAACTGCTGCGACAACACGCAGTGCAGACACCTCGTCACGCCTCGCAGGCAAGCGACTCACGCCAGCATTTCGGAGGCGGCTTCGACACACGCACATGCAGCCGAGAGCCGCCAGGCGGAACGCCACGCACTAGGGGACACCATTTTCGGCCACGCATGCGATCCGAAACGGTGGTTTTCCTCAGACGCTGCCGGTATGGCAGCAGGCACCCTCCCAGGCTTCACCAGTTCGCGTTAGCGGGCGTCGCGGTGTGTCTTGCGTGTGTGGCATCCATGACACAGACACTGGCCTGCAGAAACGTCGTAGCGGCTCCTACCATCCATGCACCGATCCGTACCTTCCATCACTGGGGATACGTGGTCAGCGTGGGCTTGCCCCTTTTGTGAGCAGACCACGCCACAGGCCTGGCATTGCCACGCATCCCGCGTGAGCACGGCCTGCCGCCACAGTCGATGACGCTTTGAGCAATAGCCACGGGCTGCCGCGCTTGGCCTGGTGCTCTCGTCTCGCTGTGGGCGGGACGCACGCAGACGCAGCGGCCTGTGGCATGGGATGCGTTGGGGCATTAGCTCTTGAGCGACACGATGCCGAGAGTGCCCGTGCTGTTTGTGGTGGCCGAGACGATCTTGAGAAACGACACGGCGAACACCGCATCAGGCAGGGCGTAGATCCTGCCGTCCGTGCTCGAGGGGGCCAGCGTGATGTCGGCTGCCGAGCCATCTGCCCCGTAGATGCGACGGAACGCACCATCGACACTGGTGCCGCCCCAAGTCTGAAGCGTGGTGGCGTTGGTGGTCATGGTGCCAAGCGACACCACACCGCCAGCCATATCGTCCAGCCTGAGCGTGGTGGCCAGGGTGGTCGTGCTGTGCAGCACGATGCTCACGTCACGCTCGTACCGCTTGATCTTCACATGGGACATGGTCTAGCTCCGTGGCTCGGGTCTGGCCCGCATCGTGGCCTGAGTCTCAGGGTATGGCGTTATGCCGTACGTCTTGCAGTTAGGCGGGCTCTTGCGGCAGCAGTGCCTTGGCAACCTCCAGCGGCACTACCTCCACTTGGCTCATCATCTCGGGCGTGATGTGCGAGAACGCCTTGGCAAGAATGCCGCCGCTCCCGACTTCGCTGAGAACGTCGCCATACATCATCCATCGGCCATCAGTCAGCGGTCTGCCCGTAGGGATATGGCGTGGATCGCCATACGCCTGCTGCAGTTCGTATAGCGTCACCGCCACGTTGTAGTCGTAGACGAGGGCGAGGCCACGGCAGTCGCCGTACGGCAGCGGCAGCGTGATGTCTGACAGCCACATCACACGTTCCTTCCAAGGGCCGTCTGGAACGCCTGCATTGCGGTGTAGTAGGCGGCGGCCTCTGCCGCTGTAAACGCAAGTCCGATGCTATAGCCGCCAAGCGTGCCGGTGTAGATGTTGTTGGCTGCTGGCGTCGAAGCTCTATTCAGAGCGAACACGAAGATGTTCGAGGCTTCGGGTGTGGCTGCACTCTGAGTGTTGGTGGCATCCTGCACGCCGTTGCGATAGATCAGACCTGCGTTGGCTGGCGTGTTCACGCCCATCCACAGACCGACCGCCGATAGCGTCACGGCACTTAGGTTGGGGCTGAACGCACCATACCCATACTGCACGGTGGTTGCTGGGCTGTTGTAGCCAAGAGAAAAGGATTGCGCGACGCCAGAAATCGCCTCTGAGCCAAGGAACGTGTTGAACGTCGCCCCTGACCTAACTCGTTCATACGCGGCAATGTGCCGATCTCCAGCAGTAAGAATGTTGGTGGCGAATCCCGTATCCAGATACTTAGATCCGCCACCAGTTAGCCCGCCCGTTGCGGTGTAATCCCCGCTGACAAACGGCCCTACGTTTGTGTCCACGGTGTTTCCGAACTGCGTCCCTGACTGTGACTGACCACGGTAGAGAGGCACGAGGCACGCATTCAAACCCGTGCCGCAGAACAGGTTTAGCCGGTAGAACTTGCTGCGAATGCCAGCCGATGCAATGGCCTTGCAGAACCTGTCCACGGCCGGCAGTGCCGTGCCCACACTGCCCCCGTTGGCGACAACTCGAGCCTGCCAGCTGGCCGCTTCGGGGTGCAGCGTCTGCCTCGGCCGCAGCGTTCGTGGGCTCATGGGGCTCATTGGGTGTCTCGCATGTGCTTCATCTCGTACAGCAGCTTGGTCTGCTCGGTGACTGCCTTGCTGATCTCGCTCTGCGTCTCGCTCAGGCTGCGAACGAACACTCGATGTTCTTCGACCAACGGGATCAGAACGTCGTTGCGAAGCACCCAGCCGGCCGCCAGGGCGACCACGACCGAGAATCCGTAATCACGCAGGGCCGTGTAGAGCGTGTCCTTCGTCGCCTCAGTCACGCCAGGGCCTCCAGCATCTCGACTCGGTTCTCCAGCCAGCGACGAATCAGGATCTTCACGATCTCGCTGATGATGGCCGCCAGGATGATGCTGGCGATAAACCCCATGCCGTACTCGGCACGCTCTTGCCGCTCGATGCTCTTGGCCAGGTGCTGGCCCACCACGGCGGTCTGCTGCGGATCGCACTGGTACAGCACGGGCACGGGCCACTTGCGGAGGGCACGGCCGATGAGCCGCTCGCCACGCTTGCGGCCGAGCAAATACCGCTTGGCCGGCAGTTCGTTCCACACGGCGTCGATGAGTTGCTGGCGGGTCATTTCTTGGCCCTCTGCTTGTTGCACTCAGGGCATGGCACCTTCACGGTGCCGTCACCAAGCCAGCCGCCGCCGGGCGGATTCTTCGCACCGCACGTCGAACACTTGTCGCTTGCAGGCGTCGGCTCAGGGCTGGGCGTGGCCCGCATCTTCACCAGAGCACGGGCAGTCTCGGCAGCCAACTCGGCGGTCAGCGACGCATCGTCAGCCGGCAGCGTCATAACGCAGCCCACCAGCACGATGCACAGAGCCACTAGGAATCTCACAGCACGTCCCCCGTCCAGTTGGGCAACTGCTGGGCAGGCCAGCCGTTCACGCCAGAGAAGGCGATTGAGTAGCGGCCACTGATGTCAGACCAGCGGGCCCAAAACGATCCGTGCGGAATCTCAAGCGTCGTCCCCATCACCGCCCGGGGGCCGGTGTTCCACTTGCCCCACGAGTTGGCCACGAGCACGAGCGGCTGGCCGTACGCCTTGCGGGTTTCGTCTCGGTCGTCCACGCCCAGGTACGCCATGGCGTGGTACCAGACGCCGCCGGATCGTTTGGACACGCCGTTGGTGTCTCGCGTGTTGATGAACGCTTCCGAGCCGCAGCTGCTGATGCAGTAGCCGTTGGCGATCAGATCACGCACTTCTTCAAACGTGCGGGCCCGTGTCGCCGTGCGAACGAGATGCTGCCGGCCGAGCTCGAGCACGCTGGCTGGCGGCTTTGTTGCTCCCCACTTGCCGGCCAGCTTGCCGTCGTACTTCGTCAGGTCGATGCCGAGGGCTTCGTACCGCTTACGCACCCACAGGCCGGATTCTTTCAGCACCACTTCGGCGGCGTGGTCGCAACTCCAACCGTCGCCGCCGTGCTGGCGAAACCAGTAGATGGCCTCAGTGCTTAGCACGCCGTCCCGCCGGGCAGCGTCTGCAAGATCAGGAGCACCTTCCACAAGGCCGGTGACTTCGTCGGGCTTGCCAGCGGCGATTTCGCAGGCGAGCGTGCCGAGGCAAGCGTTTCGGGTCGAGTGGCTGACGCAGTCGCCACGGGTCTGGGCCGATGCCGGCAGGCAGTCAGGAAACACCCGCTGCATGATCTCAAACGGCGCCCACAGTTTCCCCGCACCGCTGCCCACTAGCCCGTACCGTCGGCACGTCGTGCCGCCGTCCGGTGCTTGGCCCTGCATCAGCAGGTACTGAGTGAGCCGCTCAGACGCAGCCGGATCGGCGTAGACGCCGACGAGGCCAGCCAGGTACTCAGACTGTGCATCCCAAGGCATCGCTCACTCCTTGGCCGTGCCGGCCCATGCGATTGCCTTGTAGAGCTCGACGACCTTGGCCCGTGTCTCAACGTCGATCGGGCGGGCGTCGAGGCTGAGCGTGTCGCCCATAGCCTTCTCAACGGCCTGGCGGAGGCCGGCGTAGGTGCCGGGCTTGTTCTCACCGATTCGCCGCCACCCGATGTCGAGAGCGAGCGTGGTGAACATCCGCAGGGCACGAGTGTCGGTCAGCACCACTTCGGTGCCCAGTTCGTCGCCGGCCACGACCGTGGCCGCCTTGCTCCACAGGTTGGCCCACAGCATGCGATCCCCAAGCGGTGCGGCCTTGAGTGCGTCAGCAATCGGCTGGACGGTGGCACGCATCGCAGAGCTCGGGGCATCGACGGTAATCACGGGCACGGCCGGCGTGCTCGGCAGGCTCGGCATCGGCACCTTGCCCCAGGCTGCGGCGATCAAGAGGGCCGCTGCGGCGATTCGGCCGGCGAGGGCTCCGTGGGCCTTGGCGGCTTCGGCGGCCTTAGCGAGGTACCCAGCGATTTGCTGCCGGTACGGCGCAGCGAGGAAAGCAACTGCCGCCACCACGGCGGCGGTGCGTACGAGTGACTCATGGCTCACCGGACGGCCTCCACCTGCTGCATCACCCAACGCACGAGATCCTCGCCCGCAGGCGTCTTGAGCACGGCGGCCAGCTTGCTCACCAACTGGTCGTCCACCTTGGCGTGCGTCTGTGCGGCCAGCCACTCGACGGCGTCCGCCACGACGAGAGAACGCCGGTACGGGTCGGGCTCAGCCATGAACCGCTGGCCGTAGCCGATGAGCGGGGCCCATCGCTGCAGCAGCATGAGCGACTGCCACAGGTTCAGGCCGTTACCGTACTGCTCGAGCTCTTGCGGGGTGGCACCGTAGTCGGGCATGGCTAGTCCTCCTCATCGGATTCTGCCTCCCCACCGGCATCCTCTTGCAGTGGCGTGACGTTGATCGTCTCGTTCAGCCAGTCGTACGCTGCGTCGTAGGAATCCTTCGCCTCCTCAAAGGCGTCTTTGCGGTCTAGGCGAAACGGCTGCTTGAAAACCTCTTCGTCGATGAGTTTTCCGCTGCCGTCGGTCATGTAGATGTAGGCGTACTGCTGGCCGTACTCCACGACGATCCGACGCAGCACGTCCTCGCGGCCCTTCGGTGCCATGGTCATCGGTCCTGCTCCCATAGGTCCGCTAGGTTGCCCTCGTAGCCAACTGCCTCTTTCGTCTCGTGATCCATCGGGATCCGCTGAATGCTGACGTGCCGTGTCTTCGTCACCCGGCGATCCTCACGGGTGTCGTCGCTCCACGTCGCTTGGATCTGCAGGCAGGCGTCTCGGATCTCGGTGGTCGTCGGATCCCGCTGACGTACCGGCTTGGCCCTGAGCTTGCGGTCGTGCCGCCGGGGCAGCTGCCACACGACGGCCAGGCGGATGACTTGGTCCCGGGAAATAGTCCACCGCTCGCACAATGCACGCATCGGCATGTGCGTCGCCCAGTCAGCACGGAACGCCGTCAGGCTGATGGTTGCGGTGTCGCCTCGCATGGCTCCATCCACGACACGATCGTTCTCATCGACGGACACACATACAGCATCTGCCCAGTGGCCCGGGCGATGCCCTTGTGGAACGGCACATGCTCGCAGTCCGTCGTGCCGTCGTACGTGCCGGCCAGGTAGGCATCGGTGCGGTAGATCGCCATGCCGCCGAACGCACTCGACACGAGAGCGGGCGGCGATCCCACGGGCGGCATCCATGTGTATCCGAACCCGCCTCGGCCGCCTCGGTACTGGTCCCAGTAGCAGTCCCGCTGGCCAACGCCACGCAACGCCCACAGGTCATAGTGAGCCCACTGCGGGCCATTGCCGAAGTCGTACTGAAACAAACTCACGCTGGCCATGCCGTAGGCACCCTGCTTCTCAACGAGGCAGCCGACGCCGTTTACCAGCCCGTGCTGCGAGAAGCCCGCCCATAAGTCGAAGTCCATGACGATGACGTAGTCGGAGCGTGCGGCACACTGCCGCACCCACTGCTGACAAGCGTGCCGGTACTCGGCGAGTGCCACGGTGCGGCGGCCGGCGAACTCACCCGGCAGGTGCGGGCGACCTAAGACCTCGTAGTGAAACGTGGCGTGACTGTGCCGGCGGGAGAACTCGGCCAGCACGTCCAGAGTGTCGTCCGTGCAGTCGTTGCTCTCGATATGCAGCTGCCACGACTTGCAATGCTGGCCGAGGGCCTCGACTCGCCGCAGGTTGTCGGCCAGCTGCGGGCCGCAGTTGCGAGCCAGGCCGACGACGGCGATGGACGAGTGCCGCAGCCGCTCGAGCCCTTCGGCGTGGCGGCGGTCGAACTCCTCGGCGAAGTCGGGGTGCGGCATCCACAGGTCGGCATCTAGGTCAGGCATACGGCACTCCTCGCTTGCCGCACAGGGCGGCCGACACGCTCCACGGGAAGTTGGTGGACCGCAGGAACTGCCGCACTCGGTGCATGTACTCCGCGGCCTCGGGACCCGCGCGGTGCGTGTGCCCGTAGCCAGCGGTGTCGTCCGTGAAGACGGCCCCGTCCTGCGGCACGTAGACAGCCCCGGCGGTGCCGGCCACGACGCTGTAGGCGATGCAGTCGCTCCACGGCCCCATGTTCCACCACTGGTGCTGGCCGAGCTTGAGCAGCCACTGCAACTGGATTGCCGCCCCGATGCCCGTCTCCGTGGGCACGGGCCACTCCCGCAGCCGGCGGCGAACGTCGGCCGGCGTCATGGTCGTCGTGGACTCCAGCCCGCAGCCGACGTGGCCCACGATCTGCCCGGCCGGGCTCGCCACCTTGTAGTCGTGGAACACCACGGCGGCCGTCGGGAACCGTTCCACGCTCTCGACGATGCCGGGAAGCAGGCGGTCGTCGGCCCCCATGCAGATGACGTGCGAGCCCACGAGCGACGGGTACACCGTTGCCGCAGCGGCTTGCCAATCCGCTGCCTTCTCGTGGTGCCGCACGTAGCGGATGCACGGGTAGACGCCCTGCAGCTGCTTCACGATGCCGGGCGTGTCGTCCGTGCTGGCGTCGTCGATCACGACGACTTCGGCCGGGCTCTGGCACGCAGACGACACGATGGCACGGCCCAGCGTGGCCGCTCGGTCCCACGTCGGGATGACGACAGACACGCTCACAGCGTTGCTCCCGTGCAGATGGCAAGCCGGTAGTGGCACATCGGCCCGTAGCCCGTGTGGAGAGTCTCGTCATTCATACCGAACACGAAGACGTTTCGGAAGCACCGCTTGAGCGTGGACCGCAGCCCGTCCTCGGTCTTGCAGTTCACATGCCCGGCCCGGCTGAGCTCGGACGCATGCGGCTGCGACTCCAGCGAAGGCATCCCGCAGATGAACGTGCCGTACTCGCCGATGCTAAGGGCCACGTTGCCAAGAAACGCCCCCTCATGGTGCGGCGGGATGTGCTCGAGCACGTCTAGGGCGTAGGCGGCGTCGAAGAGTTTCGGCAGACGATCCGGCACGTAGCGTGGCCCGGCCACCATGTCGTGCTGCATCAGCATCACGTTGCCTGGCCGCTGCCGGGAGCGGGCCTCGTCGATGAAGGCGGCGTCGAAGTCGGTGGCGATGACGTTGCCGACGGCCTGGGCCACGATGCGGGTGGCGAACGCATCGCCGCAGCCGATCTCCAGCACCCAATCGCAGCCGGCCAGCACACGAGCCACGAACTTATACCGAGCCAGCGTGAAGCCGAGCCGCTTGGCGTCGATCTCGTACGTGTGCGAGCTCATGGCACCGAGAGCGTGCCGCTCGTAGTCGTTGAACACGGCGTACTGTGGCTCGCTCACGAGATCCGCACGGTCGTCCGTGCCTCCTGTCCGTAGCTCTTCTCGACCACTAGGCGGGCCACTAGCGTGTCGTCGCCCATCACGTCCTGCAGTGCGTCCAGCACGGCCTTCGCCAGGTTGTCCACGTCGGGCCTCGGTAGCCGTGGTGCCGTGGGCTTCACGCCAGCCTTGGTCATGTGCGACTTCGGCCGCTGAAAAACGGCGTCGATCACCACGTTCAGAGGCTCGCCGGTCTCGCCCAGCCCGGCCGCTCGAGCAGCTGCTGCCAGCAAGTGCCGGTACGCATGCACCGGGTGCTCTTTGGGCACATACGCCCGTGCGAACCCGCCCCGAGTCGAGACTCGTGGCCTCGGCTGCGGGACGGGCTCGCCGGGGATGGTGAACGTGACGGCCAAGGCTCACCGATAGCGGATGACGGCGAACCACATGCGGCGGACGGGCGACCACGCCACGCCTTCCTCGATGATGGCTCGACGGCCGAAGAAGCAGCAGTTTCGACGGGCCGCCTCCGGCGTCGATCCGCAACCGATGCCCTCGTACTGGCCGCAGCTGCTGTGAACCAGCGAGCCACGACGGGCGATCACGACGGCGTGGTCACTGGCACTGACGACCGAGCCACGACGAGCCACCACGGTGGTGTCGGCGTTGGCGTGAATGCAGACCAGGGCAGCGAGCAGAACCAACAGGCAGCGAAACATGGCAATCCTCCGTGAGCTCCCGGTATCCGCCGGGACGCACGCAGGATGCCAAGGCTGTCAAGCGAGCAGACTATGCAGCACTCGGTAACGCCGTGCCTCGCGTCACGCGGCCGGGCGGCGCGGGATCGGCGGGGTGCTATGCGGAACGCCCGCCGCTATCGGGTTCCACATACACAGTGGTTATGCGTTTCCAGCGATGAGTCGCACGAGCCATATCGCACCATGGAATGCGTGCGCCAAAACGCAGCCAAGAAAAACAAGCACAATCGCCATTCCAAACACCGAAAAGGGAAACAAAAACAGCCCAAGAATGGCAAACCCTACCGGATCGTCATCCGGGATCGGGCAGATGCGACCGCGCTCATAACCACGCGATGGAATGGACTGCTCGTCGTTGTCTGTCATGGTGTCATACTCCTGTGTTCGCAGCCATTCATCTCTGCGCGTTCGCCTACTCAAAACAGCGTTCCCTGGCTCAGTCGGTTCGCAGCCGCCTCGCAATACTTCTCACTGATCTCGATCCCAACGGCCTGCCGTCCTTCGAGTTTCGCCGCGACGAGAGTGGTGCCGCTGCCCATGAATGGGTCGAGCACCGTCACCGCGTCTGGGACGAGCGACAGGCACCACCGCATGAGAACCAGCGGCTTTTGCGTCGGGTGAATGTAGCCAAGCCCAGGCCCGTTCTCCTTTGCGGCACAACCACCTCCACCCCAGTTCTTCCGAAACAGCCTCGCTGGCGTCGGAATGCTGGTCCATGCGAACTCGCAATCGGATTGGTCGTTAGTCCAGTCTGTGACTCGCTTGTCCCAAACCAGCCATGCGTTGGTTGGTGGGAGCTTCAACGTGTAATAGTTCCCGCCCCAGATTATTTGTTCGTGGGCTGCGTCCATCACAAAAGCCGGCTCGAATGGTTTATCGTCTCCGTGGATTCGTTTTCCAGGCTTGCGCTTCGGGCCGACTGGCGTTTGCCAGTTGATCCCATACGGCGGGTCGGTCAGCAGGAGGTCGAACCGATCCAGAAACGGCAACACCTTCCGGCAGTCGGCGTTGTAGATCGTGATCCCGTCCCGGTCGTAGTAGGGCGTGAAGGGGACGGGCGAACCAACGGATGCAGCGGACAGCGTTGCATCGTCTTTAGGCATAGTGAGTCCTTTCATCGCTGCCGCTGATCCTGTGCGTTATGCGTATTGAAGTGGTAGTCGTGGCGACCGCCGCCACCGCTCGACCGCATCCGTCACCATCCCGCTGCCGGGGAACATATCAACGAACTCGTCCTGCGGCTCGACGTTGAGTAGGTCGAGCAGCCAGAGCGTGAACCCCTCCGGCTTCGCACCCGGACAGCCCTTCTTGAGCGTGATGCACTCCGACACCCAATCCCGCACGGTTGGCATCGTTCGCGGTCGCGGCCTGCCACCCCGAAAGATCACCGGCTCCCATGCGTATGCCACCGTCACGTTCGGCTTGAACACCGCGAACGGCTTGACCCATGCCGCAACGCGGCAGTCCTTCGGGCACATCGGCAGGATCGTCCGCAGGCCTGGCGTGTGCAGGCTCATGGCCCAGCCGTCCGGGTATTCGCCGCAGAGATGCTCCACAAGCCGCCGGTGCCGCTCTGGATCGTCCCAATCTGCCGCCTCGTCGTGCCGATTGCCGTATAGCTTCTGACCGCAGCCAAGGTAGGGCGGGTCCGCGTAGCAAAACCGCATAACCACGCGATGGAGCAGACCCGCGTCAGCGTCCTTCATGGCGGCTTCGTCCTGTGGCTGCGGGCTGCTCATCTTCGGTGTTCTGTGGCTACTTACTCGGCCTTCGGATGGTATCTCTCTTCGGCCTTCGTTTTGATTTCTTGGCCCGTCGCCTTCGGTTCTCACCGTCATGCGGCGGGCATCTGTCGCACTTGCCTGTCTGCTTGCAAATCTCCTGCCAGCGTTCCCCCTTTGGCATTGCGACCTCCTGCACTCACAGAACCACGCGATGCTGCGGACGAGCCGCAGATCGCATCGTTCTCAGATCCATGTATCGCCGGTGCCCAAAGCGGTTCGCAATCCCGGTTTATCGGTCCGGTCGCTGCCGCCCCCGAGCGACGCATGATCGCCGTCGGGCATCTGAGCTCTCGCCGCCGGCGCGGCGTCATGTTTTGTGCTGAAAAAACTCATGCGAAGTACTCGACCGCCACCCACATGATGACAACCAACGCCAAGAACGAGTCAGGCGGCATCGCATCCACCAGCGTCATGAGATCGCTCATGCAGCACCTCCTCTCGGCGAGCAAATCCCTAGCCGCCACTTGCTGACCTTGCTGCTGGTGCATTCGGGTGCCTCAGCACGACGCTCGGCCATGTGCTTCTCACGCTCGATCTTGGCTCGCTCGGCAACCCACGGCGACAGTGCCAGGCCGCTCTGCGATGCGGCCTCGTCCTCCTCAGACGGTGCCTCATACTCTGGCGTGCCCAGTGGCGGCCTCGGCGGCAGCTTGTACCGCTGTGCCCACTTCGACACGGTGCTTTGGCAGACGCCCATGCGTCGGCCAATCTCGCCAGCCGACAGGCCCTGCGACCACAGCTGATGAAGCAGTGCCACGTCGGCACGGCTGTGCGAACTGACGTACTGGTTGCCAGGGATCATGCGTCCTCCGCCAGCGGCATGATGACGCCGCGGTACTCGCCGCACGACAGCGTGACGGCACCGGCAGGCCCGGTCGCATGAATCGAGACGTTCGGCTCCTCGTCGGCCGGCAGCCCCTGCAGGTAGTCACGCACGAAGGCCGGGTCCAGCTTGACCTTGCACGCCGTCCCGGCCTGCACCACCGAGCACTTCGCCTTCGACTCGCCGTACTCGCTCGAGCGGGCCGTAAGCGTCAGCGTCTCGCCGAAGTCGTACGTAACGCCCTTGCTCTGCTCGCTGGCCACGACGGCCGCAGCCCTGGTCGCCGACAGCAGCTCCTCGCGCTCCACGACGTGCGGCTCAGTGCTGGCCTCGGGGAACACGTCACGCCACCGTGGGAAGCGGCCGTCCACGATGCGAGCCGTGAGCACGCCGCCGTCGAACGTGAACACCACGTCCGACTTGGTCGCCTCGATCTGCACCGAGCCCTCGCTGCGTTCGCTGAGCGTGGCAGCGATGCGAGCCGCAGCGGCCGGCACGAGCGTCGTCGAGTCGTCCACCGCCTGGTCCGTCTCCGTCTGCACCGCCGACAGCCGCCGGCCGTCAGTGCCAACGAACGTCGGATCTCCACCCGTCACGTCGATGAGCACCGCACCCAGGGCGTAGCGGCTGGACTCGCTGTCCGTGGCGTACGACACGGCCCTGATCGCCCGCACGAACTGATCCGCCGGCAGGCGGCAGACGGGCGTGGCGTCCACGGGCTCCCACGTCGGGTACTCGGCCACGTCCTCAGTGGGGAGATCCCACTTTCCCCGGCCGCACTTGATCGTGACGGTGCTGCCCTTCGGGGTGAGCGTCACGTCGTCGTCGTGCCGGCAGGCCCGCAGGATCGCCGTCAGCCTGTCGGCCGGCAGCAGCATCGGCTCGCACTGCTCGCCGATCTCACGGTCGATGCGGATCTCAAGATCCGTGCCCGTGATGAGCCCGTCGCCGATGCGGACGTTCCGCAAAATCGGCTTCGGGCCGCGCGAGCTCACCGCCCTAGTCACGTCACTGAGTGCCGCCAGCAGCGTGCCGGCTCCTATCGTCAGCCCCGCCCGTTCCTTCGTTGCCGTAGCCATGTCACGAATCCTTTCGCGTCAGAGACACACCAACCAAAATGCCCAGGGCGAACGTCGCCGCGAGCGTGAACTGCCCAACCGAAATCCAGACCCAATCGGTGATGCTCACAGTGCGGCCCCCGCATCGCTGTCGTCGTCCTCGAGCAGCGGCCACTTCGCCTGGCTGGACGCCTCGGCGTGCTCGTAGGCAACCGCCTGCTGCACGAGCCGAGTCTGCAGCTGCAGCACCAGGTCGGCAGTCTCCAGCAGCAACGCTGCCCCGAAGTTGAGGCGGGCCCGGCTGGCTCCGTCGCTGGCCTTGGTCACGGCGGCCTGCGCCATCGCATCGGCGTAGATCCGCAGGCTGGCCACGATCTCGTGCGGACGCATGCTCATGACACCACCTCGATGTTGCGGGGCTTGCCCGGCGTGCGTCGGATAAATCCCTTTCGCTCCAGGGCGTCGAGATGCACCGTGGCGGCGTGCGGCGACTTCGCCCCGATGGCCGAGGCGATCTGCCTCACGGTCGGCGAGTACAAACTCATGTTTGCCCGAATGAAATCCAGCACTTCTTGCTGGCGAGCGGTGAGCCGCTCCTTGGCGGTCTGCGTCATAGATCCTCCTCCTTGAGTTTCAGAGTCGATGCAAGCGCGGCGACTTCGGCGGGCCGCCGGTACGGGGCCGGTGCCATTCGTGCGAACTCGGCCGCCTTGCGATCCAGGGCCGCCTTTCGCTCCACGTCCTCGGGGCGCTTGCCGGTCTCTCGGTTCGTGCCGCCCTTGTCCTGGCACTTCGACAGCCAACGCACGACAAACGCACGCCAGTTGCGTCGGCCCGCCCGGCTCGGGTTCGCCTTCAGCCAGGCCGTTGCCTTGGCGAGCTCCTGGGCGAGCACGGCACCCGGGTACGCCTCGGCCCACTCCCGTCGGTCTGCGTCCGTGATGCCGGTCCACCCGGCTTCAGCCGTCCACGCCACCTTCGGCTTCGCCGGCGTGCGAGACGCCTTCGGCGGATCGCTCGTCGGAACCGGCGCAGCCGGTTGTATCTCTCTCTTCTCCTCTCCTGTCTTCTCTTCTCCTGTATGTAGTCCGATTTTTTCTGGACATTTTTCGGACAAACCTCGGACAGCCCTCTGGGACGACTTGCGCCGGGCGTCTTCCAGCCTGGCTTTTGCAGCCTTAGAGAACCGCTTCTCCCAGCCCTCGATGACGATGGTGCCGTTCAAAAACGTCACCCAGCCGACTCGCTCAACAGCGAGCCAGAACGCTTCGTCACCTCCCGCCACGGCAGCGACACGCCTGGGCGTTGCCCTGATCGTGCCGTCCGACGAGTTGAGGGCAGCCCATGACCACAACTGGATGAGACGCCAGCAGACTGCCTCGACGGGCAGCCCGGTGTCGTCCACCAGCTCGAGCACCTCGGGCTTGGTGCCGAGGTTGCAGTCAAGGGGAATCCATTCACCGGCCATCCGTGGCCTCCTTACTTCGCCTTCGGGTTCCACTGAGCCAGCAAATTGTCGAGCGTCTTCAGCACGCGCTCCGACGGCTTCGCAGACTGATCGATCAAAAAATCAAGCGGCGTCTTCGGGTCGTCCTCGTGCCGAAGCACTAGGCCGCTAGCAACGGCGAACATCGACATGCTGTCACGCAAGGCGCCGCCGTCTCGGCCGGCGTGGTAGCCGCGCCAGATCGGACTCTGCCCGCCGAAAATGACTGTGGCTGCTTTCTCGCCAAGCCTGCATTCCGGGACCGCCTCGGACTTGACGGGGTCGATTTGGACATTCAAGTCGTATCCTCGCTTCTTGCGAGGCTTTGCCTTCAGAGCCCCTCCTTCGTCAATGACGGCATTTCCGTTGCCATTGCCGCCGCTGCCATCCCCCTTGGTGTCGCCATGGCCGACAACGTCGCCTTCGCCTTGCGACGCAGCAGTATCGCCATCAGTGGCGGTCGTCATGTCGCCTTGATCGTCGGACTTAGGCGGCTTCGGCAGGGGAATGGTGATGACGTGATTAGGCGTGTAGGGCTTCAGCATGTCCGCAAAAATCTCGGCCACCTTCCGGCACACGGACGATTTCTCGTGCAAACTGTCCTTGTGCTTTGTGACGCGAAACCACGTTTGCCGGTCGTCCTTGTCTTCCATCAACGTGACTTCGGCGTAGAACTGAGAAACGTCGTAACTCTCAAGGCCGGCGCGTTCTCCGGAACACAGAACGCGCAGAGGCAGCTTGATCGTCACGCCAGAACTCACGTTGTCCTGGCCTAGAGACAGGATGCCACCACGAACGCGGAATCGCTTACCGTCAACTTCCGCTTCCAGCTCGCGAACAGAACGGAACTTCGGGCGATCGGCAGGGGCAAGAGACGTTCCGTTAATTGTGATAGTGATGCCTTCACGCAAGGCATCAACGTAGAGCTTCTCCAGTTCCGTCCGTAACCGACTGATTGACGAGTTGCTCAGCGGGAAGTCAACGCGGGCGACCGTGACCACAGTGCCGGACTGTGCGGTCGTTTTGAACGCTCGCTCCGTGACCTCCCACTTGCCTCGACGAATCATCACGTCTGTGTCGGCCACAGAAACAGTCTTTCGGCCGTCACGTACGGTCACGATCTTGATGACTTCGCCAAGCCTCCAGCCGGCGTCCTTCAGCCCAACGCCGTAGCGGGACGAGCCTTGCTCGTCGCCATGCTCGATGTGCCGTCCAGGCTGAAACGCCATGGCCGCGCTGTGCATGCCGCACCCGTCATCGGTGACAGTGATGGTGCGAGTGTCTCCTTCAATAACGATGTCGATGCTGCGAGCCTTGGCTCCGATACAGTTGTCGATCAACTCGCCAAAGCACGACAGCGCAGTCATGCCGGAAGCCCGGTACGAATGCAGTTGATAAGTCGTCGGCGTAACGTCGATGCGGCGCGGGTGCCGCTTACCAGTTCTTGTCCCCACGGTATCTCTCCTATTGGGTTTTGGCTCTTTCAATCCAAGTCGTCAGTTCATCCACGATTTGCTTCTTGGAGATCCGGTCGCACGCAAGCAGCTCTTGCAGTAAAAGCCGGAGGTCATCAAGCAAGTCTCGGGCTGGACGTGTCTTTTTCTTTGCTGGCTTGCTTGCCGGCTTTGGCTTTGCTGGCACTTGCTTCACCGCATCACGCAACTTTTTCTTTCCGGCGATCACGTCTTTCTGCACCTGCTCGGGTATCACGCCAGCCTCGACGGCCTGGTCGAGCTTTACCGCCTGCTTCGCCTTGTGGAGCGATACGCCGGCCTTGGCCGCCACCTTGCCGGCTGTGGATGCGGCCTGCTTCTCTTTTTCGTCTCCCTTTTTCCGTGGGGACGATTTCGTCCCCACGGGCTTTTCGGTTCCCTTCTTGAGCCCAGCCGCCTGCCGCTCCTTCGCCTCCTTCCGAAGGATGCGGTTGATGGCGGCTGTCGCGGTTGCGTATGCGTCCTCGGACAGATGCCTGCGGTCGAGATTCTGTGCGGCCACCCACTCCGTAGCTGATAGTCCGCACTTGCTGTCCCACTCAACGCAGGGCAAATCAACCTTGTGGCCTTCGCCGCGAAGTTTCATCACGGCCCGCAAGCGATTGCGGCCGTCAAGCACCTGGCCCTTGTGCGAGACGATTGGATTCTGGACGCCGTGCTCTGCGATGCTGTCAACCAGCGACTGGAAGCGATCGCCTTCAAGCAGCGGAAAAACGCTTGCCGCTGGATGAATCACGTAGTCGCAGATCTTTTCCTGTTGCGCCATCACGCCATCCTCCACACGCTCGCCATCCGCCCGCTCGTCGTCCGCCTGGTGCCGCACTCCACGACGAGCCCAGCCCGTGCCAGTTCGCCACGACGTGGCCGTTGCGTGTTGGGGTTCATGCCAAGCTTGTGCTGCATCTCCTCGTCGGTGAGTCCCTGCGGCCACGCCGCCAGGAGCTCGAGCACCCGCCGCTGCATGGCGTTCAGCGTCGCCGGGCTGAGCGAGTCGGCCGCTGCGGCCGAAGTAATCGTGCCGTTTGACGGGGCACGCTGCGTGAACAGCGGGCCAGCCGTGGCGTCTTCGATGCCGTAGTGGTTCATCTCACAATCCTTTGTGTATTGGCCCCGTCTCGTGGGGCACCCGGCGTCGGCCTTGGGAATGGAGTACGAACCAATCCGACGCTGCGGCGATTACGAAGGGATTCACCGCAACCCTGCCCGCCGGCGCTGCATGACGGCCGGTACGCCACGAGCCTGGCGTTATCAGTCCCCGGTGTATGTGTGTCCTCGGTCCACGTACGCCTTTCGCCTGGGCTCGTACTTGTCGAGCCGCGTGCGAAGCTCTTCTAAGTCACGCTGCCACCGCAGACGCTCTGCGGCGTGCGACTCGGCCAGACGCTGCAAGTCACGAGCAAACGCCGCCATTCGTGGCATGTGCTGCCGCTCGAGGTAGGCCACGATGGTGTCGATGCCGATGGTGAGCGGCTCGCGCTCGTGGACGTTGGCGTAGCGTGTCACTCCACCACCGCCTTTCGCCGAATGTCCTCGGCCTCCTGGCGGATCTTGGCGGCCTGCTTGGACAGCCGGGCCGCAATCACTTCGATCCGCACAGCGGCCTCGTCCATCGCAGCCGAACGTGTCTCGTGCCAGGCGTCTCGGTCTTCACGCAGGACGGACCCGTGACGCACAAGCGTTACGCCGCCCATCGGCACCTCGCTGCCCTCAAGCAGCCACCAGCCAACGCCGTCGGCGTCGATCCTGTCTGCGAGCATGGGGACGTACACGCTGCTCATGCCGTCACCTCGTGCTCGGCGGCCTCGTGCGGGAACTCCGTGCCGTTGTCCTCGGAGCCGATCAGCATCTCGGCCTTGTGGTGGATCAGGGCCACGAGCTCGTCCTTGGCGGCCTCGCTGAAGACGCCTTCGGCGTGCCGCTTGTCCACGAGCGACCGAATCGCATCGAGCATCTCGAACGTCGTGGCCCTGCTGACCGCCAGGCGGGCCTTGCCCATCGGATCCTCTGGCACGACCGGGGCCACCGGCGTCACCTTCACCACGCTGGGCGTGGCCGGTTTGGCCGCTTCTTTGGCCGCTTCCGTGGCCGGATAGTCCTGGGCCTCTTCGGCCGTCACCAGGCCCTTGAGAACGTCCGGGAAGGCGTCTCGCAGTGCGAAGCCTCGGGCACGCAGCTGCAGCATCCGGCGTGGGTACTGCGTCCACGGGCCAGACTTGCCCCACAAGCCGGCTTTCTTGGCGTCGGCGACGGAGAACCGCACAGTAGTGGGCTCGGGATATCCACGCCGCTTGGCAGTGCAAGTGGCAACCATCTGCTCGCCGTCGCCTTCCACCTTCTCGGTGACGTACTCGCAAACAGGGCTGGCCTTGGCAACCGCTAAGGCTGCGTCACCAAAAACCGCCGGCCGTCCGTTGACTACCGCGATTGACTGCAACGCCTGAAGCGGAGCCAGGCTGATCTCCCCGCCGGCTTGGATCGCCAGAAGGCAGCTAGCCGGCTTTCCCCGAAACTCCTTTGGCGCAAACTCGCTGTTCGCCACCATCTCTGCAAACTTCATTGCGTCCGCAAAAGTCTGCAGTGCCAGCCCCCTCGTTGGCGTCGTGTTGGTGCTCAGTTCCGTGCTCATCTGCCGTGTCCTTTCGTGATTCGCGAATCGCGAATGTCCTAGTGAAATACCGGCTTGCGTCCTGCTCACCGGCTCGTTGTTGCGTCCGTGCTGCTCGAGCTCCGCTCGACTCCTTCCGCCGTCCGGTTCCACCAGGCGGCGGTCCTTTCTGCGTTGAGTCCCTCAGTCGTAGGCCCCCACTTGGCGAAACCTAA